ATACTCACTTTCAATGTACTTAGATACTCCCTCATTCTTTTTTATCTTATGTAGCTCAATAGCATATGGAGGGTCTATTTCTACCAGATGCATAACTCCATTAGGTAGTTTTTTAATCTCTTCAAACGTATTACCTACTATGAAACTGTTAGATAGTTGAGCAACAGATCCCCTTGAAGGCTCGGCCTCAAGCTTTTGGGCAATAGCTTGTTTGATAATTGCTTCATCCACTTTCTTCAACACTTTAGACGCATCACTTGCGGATTTACAGCTATCAAATAACTCAGGAAATGCCTCACGAGCTTCAGCCCTTTTAATTGATTGAGATACAGCAGCCTTGGAGATACCTCCTAAGGTGTCGCCAGTATCTTCGACTGACCAGCCTTGTTGTCCAGGACCAGGAGCCTTCACTCCATGAATGGCTTGTTGTAGCTGATGGATCTCTAATGTAAGCTTATCGAATTCCCAGTATTCCATGTCTTTACGATAGAAGTTTTCAGACTTTTCAACGATCTTCATTTCAAGGTCTGTGAGCTCTCTATCATATATACGTACTGGGATTTCTTCTATATTGTTTCTCTGAAGGACAGTAAATCTACGTTCTCCAGCGAGCAGTCGATAGGTACCATCTCCATTGTCACGTACTGCTAATGGGGATATGAGACCACTTTCCTTCATGTTAAGTTCAAGCCCTTCAAGGTCTCCCATTACCTCTCTGGTACGATCTGACACAGTTATAGCTGATGTAGGAATCATGCCTACCTTACCTACTTGGATTGTCATAGTTATTTTCCCTCCAGGATTTTGAGTAGCTCAGATGCTGTTGCAGCGTCGACTGACTGTGTTGATATTGTAGATTTAATCTTCTTTATTGTCGCAGGTCTTGAAGATGCCGGCATTCTACGGCTTAGTCTGACTTGTCGTAGAAGCTCTATAGCTTCATCAATAGACATTTCTGTTATAGACTCATGGTCAAGATCGTCAATATTTGCCATGTTTACCTACCTCCTCCGCTTTCTTTAATGATGGAATAACCTCTCTAGGTTTGATCTTACCGCTTGCAACTATCCCTATAATTACACCTCCATATTCGTCTATAAGATCTAGCGTGTCATCCAATATCTGTCCAAACATAGCCTTACGTGTCCCATAGGCACCGATCAATCTATCTGCACGTTCCTTCTGTTCGTCAGTCACCTCAAACGAAAAGCGTGGCTTATATTCATCGTTCATAGTATGAACTCCCTGATCTTTATATATGAGTTGTCGATTAGAAACTGGGTATGCTTATCGTATATTGTAGCTTCGTCTACCACTATTTCAATAATACCTGCATTGATAAGTGTGCCGAAGCACTTAGAGCATGGAATGATAGAGTTCATGTAGAGAGTAGAATTAAGTGTGTTAGCATGTGATCTAGCAGCGTTGGATACTGCGTTCTCTTCAGCATGCTGAGCATGACAGAGTTCCATGTGGGTACCAGAGGCATAACCAAGGAGCCTGCGAGGACAGGTTGAATTGACAACGAGAGGAGATGAAGGTATCCATAGATCATTCTCTTTGTCATGACTAGCCTCGTGTATTATGTCTGATAGCACTTTATCTTTTGCAATTCTGTCTGCTCCACAATGAGGTATGCCTCTTGGAGGACCATTATAGCCAGTTGAGATTATAGAATGATCCTTTACAAGTACAACTCCTATCTGCCTGGACAAACAAGGAGATTTAGAAGCTACTGCTTCACACACAGTATGGAAATAAGCATCCCAGTTCATAGTTAATCTTCCTGAGGTTTGTTGAGGTCTTTTAGATCAATGACCAGTGCCTCGAGCAGCACTGCATAATTACGAAGATCATCAATCTTGCTTCTCCACATCTTAAGGCTGGGAGCAAGAGGATCTTTAGCCATATCAAGGACAGATGTAACATGCTTCATCATCATCCCAGTTAATGCCTGAGTTGGAAGCTCTTCTTGTATGTACGATACACGGTAGAATTGGCTGAGTCGGTCATCTGTGTTATCATATTCTACAGCCTTCTTTGTGAGTAGACTTTTGCCCCTTATATTGGCTCTATCTACTATATTCATAAATTCTTCGTTTTTCATTTAATCCTCCTTAGTTGTTGAATCTTTGCTGCAGGCCCCCTGGCTCCAATAGTCGATATTTCACACTGTTTCATTTGCCTCTTACAAGTAATTACCTGCTCCCATGCCCCACTTTGATTTCTCAAAGAGCAAAGATTAGTTGATTAGCTACCAGCGATGTATTTGGAAACTGTGTTCTGATCTCCATATTCATCAGTCTTTCTGACACCGAGGATAACCCATCCCTCTAACCCAATCAGCTCTTCCCAATCAAAGGGTTTGGAGTAGTCAAGACCAAAGGCCTCAGCAAAAGTCTTGAATTTCCGGACAGCACGGATGAAGGATTTTTCATCCAGCTTGTCACGATCCTTCAGGTCCCAGAAGAAATCATTGAACTCCAATGCAAGGGGTTCCTTAGGGACATCAAATACGAGCGAGTACCACTGAGCACCGTTCTTATCGCTCACTCCCTCACGTATGTTAATGATGCGGGCTTTGACTTCTGATCCACGTGGCAGGGTTATAGGTTCTGGTACATCGGTGATTTCCTTTTCGAAACTACTGTAATCAGTTAAAGACATTTTGTCCTCCTAAAGATTAATTGTTGTTAGATAATAGACATTGCCTTGTATACTAAGTATTACTTATTCATGATAGCACCTCCGTTGTTAGATTGTTTAAAGTTTAAGTATCCTTAATCTTCATCTGTCCCAAACATCTCTGAGTCTAGAGGAAGAAGAGCCATGTCAGCCACTGGTTCATCGGGGTCTACCCACTCCTTTGTAGACGCCCTAAATACCGTACTCTTTTTGACTCCTTCACACTCCATAAACCCTTCCTTTTCGTGTACTCGTACTTTCTCCTCCTCTATTTTAATAGATGAGTCTCTGAAATCGACTACGTCTGTAAATATTGCCCTCTGCTTCGTGTCAGACTCATAAAACCGTAAAGCTAGAGGCATTTTATACTGACGACTCCTATTGTCAATGTAAGTGTTAGCTCCTTTTGCAGCAGGTCCAAATGTTACTTTCCAGTCTGCTGGCACAGTTATTCTCTTTCTAAGGTTGTTTGCAAACGTGATGATGTAAGTCTTTTCTTCCATAACTCTCTCCTTTTTGTTAGATTGTTTAATTTTTGAACGGTCTTAACCAATGTCAAGTTTAGGCTTATCTTCCCAAGGTAGCCCAACCTTCTTTAATATACCCTTAATGTCAGGCTCCTCAATAGCGTTAAGCAAGCCATTCATCTTGAGTCTACTTCGTGCCACATAGGTGCCGACCGAGTCTATTAACATCTTTCTTTTTGGTTCAGTTCTACCTTCCTCACCTATGATAACATAAACTTCATCGAACAGCAAAGGAATTGTCACCACTGCTTGACCAGTAGTTAGGAACCTATACTTGATATCTTCTTTTGCCACTCCTGTTGATGTGTCTAAGTGGATTAGCTTCTTGATTTCTCTAAGGTGCCCTGTCAAGATGAAGTCGCAGGGCAGTCGCATAAGCTTTCTGATATAGTTGGTCATAAATACTTTTTGCGGGTTATAATCCTTGCGATGCTGAGGGACTTCACCAGCTCTGCCCTTACCTCCCATTTCGTAGTTAATCACCGCCTCACCAAAGGTAGTAGCACTGTCAAGACAGTATGTCCCAAAGTTTTTGAAGTACCCTATCTGAATACGCATGTCAGTAGCTTTCATCCACTTAGCAAATGCAGTAGGGCTGTAAGGATCTTCGTCTTCCCATTGTGTATCAGCTATGACATCTCCACTGGAGATTAAATCTCTAAGACATTTTGTACCACCTGGGTCGAATGAGTCTATGTGTATAGGCCTTCGAGCAGTCCTTAGGAGATAAGTCTTACCGGCATTAGTCTCTCCGGTTATAAGGGCCGAGAAACGTTTTTGTAAAGGGTCTCCCTCATAATAGTTCTTTACCTTTTCTAGCTCGTTCTTATAATCATAAGCCATTGTTATACTCCTTTCATATCGTCATAGAAAATAGTTGGTTCTACTTCTTCAGTCTGAATGTTTTCAAGCAGCGTTAAGTGCCTCACTCTTTGCTTAAGTATCATACGATCTGGGCTTAAGCACAAAACATGTTTGCCAGAATCGAGAAGATATTCAACAAACTTATCTGTCAAAAGACTTTTGCCACTCCACCTTCCATTGAATTCCATTTACTTATTCCACTCCAGGTTTATTTTGTTAGTAGTCTCCATATTCAAAGGATTCCAAAACTCAACCTTGAATCCTAAGGGAGGTTCATCATTTCTCTGTAGTGGGTTGCTCCAGGATATACAGTAATCATGATAAGGGCATCCTCTAAATGCACCGCATCCTGAAGGGTTCATAGGAAATGCCATTAGTACTGAGTCATTTTCTGAGCAGTGATTCAGGCGATCGAACTCCCTTTCGATATCATCCAAAAGGTCATTGACTAGCCATAGCCAAGCATTCATCTGTTCAGGTGTCTTGTATGCCGGTACTCGTCTGGTAGATATATGATATCCTGCGGGACGGGCACTTGATCCACGTTTTAAGAATGCAAATCCTACACCGCAGAACTCTATCCCCAATACATCTTCGATAGGAAACATACAGTATAGACAATGTGTATAGGTGCCATTCTGGATTCCTAGGTAGAATTGATCAGCCCACTGTCTTCCAACTAAATACTTTTCAGAAGTTGTCTTATGATCCCAGGAAAATATCTTACCATCTTCCTTTCTTCTCATAATGGAGTCGAGACGGTAGCATAGAAATCTGTTATCATCTACAGGGACAGTCCCAGATATTTCCGTCATTTTTGTACCGTCTATTTCAACTACCTCATTGTCAATCAAGTCTCGCTTCTTCTCACTTGCAAATACATTTAAAGCGTTTAACACTGCTGTCGGAGTCTTTGGAAGGTACAGGTTGTCAGTTTCAGGGTCAAACTCTTTACGGTATTCGTTTATGAAGGCATTGTATGCACCTTCTATATCATCATACCCATAAAGTAATTGGTGTTCCCTTGCTATGTGCCAACATGCACCAAAGTGAGTATCATGTGCTGGAGCATCAAGAGCCCAACCTAACACATGACGATAGAAATAATACCTTTTACATCTAACGTAATCACTCAATTTTGATGAGTCTTGAATCGGTAAGTTTTGCATAGGTCCTCCTTAATACCTTAATCTAAATACAACAGCGTATATATTCCCAATCATGCTCATAATCATCATCTTTCATTCTGAGCATCTTGTCTTTAATCAAAGACCGGAGTGCGAATTGAATTTCTTCAGGCGGGAGTTCTGGTATCTCTTTGATAAAATCCCCCCAATATGCTCCATGCTTTTCATCCACAATAGCCATAATCCGTTCACGTGTTTTTGTTAATCCTTCCATAATTTCTCCTTAATACCTAAATCTCGCTATCGTTTGTACTCAAAACATTTCGGCCCCAACGGAACATTCATTGCTTTTGCAAGATCCTCTATACTTTGAGCACTATCAATAGCTTTGTTTCGGTTAATTACAGCCCTGTGCTTTGCTTCTCGCCGAGCTTTTCGCTCTAAATACTCGGCTCTGCGTTTTGCTTTCTTGTTTGGATATCTCATTTCTAGCCTCGTTCTCCTCCTTAATACCTCAACTTTCAGATTCAACGGTCGAGCCGTTGATTTGGGTGTTATATTTTTTCTATCTTTACATGTTTCTGTATTTCTCGACACACCTTTATCATCAGTTTTCCATTTGGAGTATGAGCTTTGAAAATCTTTGTGTCTTCTTTTGTATCATACCCAAACTCGTGCGCATGTTTTTCATATAGTTCATGAAACAAAACTGCCAGTTTAATTGCGTTCATCGTCCCTCCTTAATACCTCAACCTCTTCCAACCCTGACCCTGGTCAACATACAGCCTACCATCCGGCAAGAGTTTGTATTGATACCTCGGCCCCATTTTCTGCATCGCCCTCTCAACGGCTACTGGTACTGGCTTATTGACAATAGGGTTCGCCTGCACTTCAGGGTCGCCGAACAATAGGGCTATGATTAGCATTATGATGTTCATTTCAAATCCCTCAACTCCCTTTTACTGAAATTGTATAAATCTGAAATTATTTCCAGCATAAAATGCAGTCCTTTCTGCATCACTATATTCAGGTTCGTAGTGTTTACACTCTTCATATCCTTTTTCCCAGAACGTACTTTCTAGATTGTTCATGAAGAAACGACCATACAGAATGCAGCCACACCACTTACATCTACCAATCTCTCTTACGCTTTCAGGATTCATGGTCTTTCATCCTTTTCTTAGATGATTTTTTTATCTTTTTCTTGTCTTTACAAAATAAGTCAGTAATAGCATACAGAAATTTAAAGAAATCTCCAATCTTTCTTTTCTTTCCTTTGATAGACATAATTAACACCCTAATCCAATATAATGTTTCGCTCTATGTATCTACCTTCCTTAAACAATAGTAGATTAACTCTGCCATGTTTCTTCGCAAATATAGCAGATGCTATGCTGTTCATAACATTTAGTGAGCAAGGAACTATATAATCACCCTTGTTAGAATCTCTCATAACTACATTAAAGACCCTGTGTATATTGTTAGTAGCATATCTGTTCATAGGCCCTTCGCTGAGAAAGATTATATTCCCAAACTGTTTGGCTGCAGAAAAGTCATGACTACTTTTATTAACTATATACACATTGGTATCTGAAATATTAGTCGTCATCGTCTATATCCTCGAGGTCATGCGCTAAAGGTGTGTGTAATGAGTTGTTTATAGAGTCCAGTATAGCTGATGGAGCTAAAGATTTAACTGGGGCTTCCTCTCTACGGTCTCGTAAGGAATTTGTCCCTATTGTGCCGAGAATAGATTGTGATTTAAGATCGTTTAAATTTTGAACGAACTTGTTCTTCTCCTTCACTTCCACAAATGGAGGTACTTCGTTTGGAGTTAGGTCTAATGGGATAGGCTCGTCAGGACAGACGTGATATTCGACTATGTCAATTATCTTACCGTATTTAGGTAAAGCCTTCCTTGATATTGCCAGCTTCGTTCCACAGTTAGCACAGTATACTACTTTCATATTTTATCTCCTTGATTTCTATTTCTCTCTTTTTTGCTTCTTCTACTAAGGTACAGTAAATTGGTGGAAGATAGTCTTCATAAGTAGACTGTATAACTCGGTCAAGTTCCTGTTCAAAGCAGTATGTAGCAATATCCCCTTGTGGATATGGGCAATTAAGATAATACTTCTCTATTTTGTTCCTCTTGATCTCAGCCGTCCTTAATAATAGCTTAATAGTATTAATAATGTGCCTATCTTCCATATTACATACCTTAATCTTTCGTCCACTTATAGTAGTCCAAGTATCTTCAGACATTACGCTATATCCTCTTCCTCAATTTCTGAGATTGTCACCTTACATTGTTCCCAGGGTGAGGCAGTCTTGTTAAAGTCAGTTATAATACATACCAGTTCAGTGCCTAATTCCAAAGCTCCAGCTATCTCGCTAGAGAATTGTTTAGGTATGTAGCCAAGCATAGTGTCGTCAAACTCTATGCGCACAGCGTTTGGGTCATACTTGTTTGTTGGTTCAGGAACTAGAGTCAGTTCCATACCATCGTCTAGGATATCCAACACCTTATTCATCTCATGATATTGAACACCTGCAATGTAAAATGATCTCTCCATAGTTAATCCTCCTTGTTTGTTATAGGTTTCTTCAATTCTTCTATTTCCCAGTTATTAGCATCAGGGCTGAAATACTCCCTTATATACCTTGCAGAGTACCCAGTAAGTGTAGCTAACTGATGCGAAAAGTTTTTCATAGCTCTTTGAGGAGACGAAGTTGTTGTGTATAGAATTAGGATTTCTCTATTCCAGTTAAACGTACCCTTGTAAGTATTCTTTTGTGAGTCTTTAATAGCGTTAGTTATAACCCAATCAGATACACCAAGTCTTTCTTTAATTACAGAACGTTTAAGCCCTTCGGCTTTCATCTTCAAGATGCGTTCTTTGGTTTCCTTAGTTACTGCCTCTCCTCTTGCCACTATATCACCTCCAAATCAGATTATAACTTCTATATCAAAAGTCCCTTTAGGTATGTTCTTGTTGGTTAAGTGTTGATAGTGTACTATAGCAGTTTTTCCAGCTAAAGTATCCCTGATGTCCCACAGCTTTGCTTTTTCATCTCCATCAAGCCCAGCACTTACACCAAACTCATCTCCGTCTTGGGACGACAAGATCAAAGAACCTATTCGTCCTTTAGGTACACCACTGATGGACACTTCTTCTTTCCATCCAACTATTTTATATGTATCAGTTCGTTTGGGTTTGAACTTCATCAAAAGAGTGCTCCGTTTCTCTTCATAAGTATTATGAAGGTGACGAATTATAATACCTTCGTACTTTCTATAAATGAGTGTATCATACACTTTCTTGATTTCGTCAAGTGTTTCACATATCCAATAAGGAGCTACTCTAATGTTGGGCGGTAGTGTGCTGGAGGCTAATTTGTTTAAGGTGGACAGTCTTTCCATCTGACTCATTCCTGGATACTTTATGTCAAATATGTGAAAGTTCATTTCCTTGTATCGAGAATGTAGGTTGACTGTTCTTGAGACTATAGAGTGGATAAGTTCATGACCACCTTCTTCATGAACCTTGTGATTGTATAGCTCACCATCCCAAGGTGTGTTTGATAGACCCGATTTATCAAGTTGTTCATTTATGTGAGGTACGCTGTAGAAGATGTTCTCTTCGCTTGTTAGTAAAATAGAGCTGGTTTCCAAAGGTTCATTACGACATCTATCTCCGTCATACTTTGGCTGGACAATATAAGGAGGTTGCCATTTGGCAAGGCGTTTTTCCTCAAATGGATAGCACTTCATTATCCCTTTCCATCTTTGCCATTGATTAGTCATTAGAAGACTCCTTTATATTGGGGAGAAGGACGGGATTCGAACCTGCAAGTGCTGAGGCCACAACCCAGTGCGTTGACCATTTCGCCGCCTTCTCCATAACCATCTCCCCTTTGTCCTACGACTTCTTGCCTGGTAGTATATCACATGATAATTTGATTAAGGAAGTGAGCAACTTAGGTATTTGATTTTCTACATTTGCTCCGGAATAAAGTATGAAAAAGCTTTTTAAGGCCGCTCGGAAGGCTGTATCTATCTCGAACATCCTCTGAATTAAATAGAAGGCAGTTTGATCATATTCATTTAGTGGAGTTGATTCTATTTTGAATTGTTTCTGTAGTGTGTCGTTGAGAGTTTCGAATTCCTCAGCGACTTCAACTGCTTTACCGGTAAGTATCATTGCTTTTACTCCTTTCGTCTTAGATCATTTAAAAATTGAACGGTCTTAATTCCCCTCAGTGGTTTGACGCACTGAGAGGAATCCTGGAATTATGTTGTTAAGTTACTTAGATGCCCTCTTTTTCAACTCAGCAAGCATCTCTGCCTGCTTCTCCGGAGTAGCGCTGGCAAATGCAGCGAGGTAGGCCTGAACAGGATCAACCCTGCCACCAGTCTGTGCGACGCCCATCTTGGCAGTACCGAGTCTGGCCTGAATGGCCTCGATTGTTTCTCCCCTTCGCAAACCGCTTCTGATGTTACTCTGCAAAGTTACTTTCCAGTTGGCTACAGCATTGGAGAGTATTGCCTCATCACTAACTCCCATCTGTTTTGCCTCTTCCAGAGTATCTGGGCAGTCCACCAAGACTGCTCCTTCCATTCTCGCTATCCCTTTTTCTTTGTTCTCCGGAACTACCGCATGTACTTCTAACTTCTTCGACATAATAAATCCTCCTAAAAATTTAAAAGTTGATAAAATGAATCTTGAACCATTTGGATTATTTAATTCTGATTAAAACATACCTCGACTCATTTGTCAATGTAATTGTTGGTACAATTATTAATGCTTATCATACCACACCTATTAAATATTGTCAATAAGGTTGTTCATTTTCAGACGGTAGTCTCTTCCTCCACTTCTTTTGGACAGAACTCATCATACAACTCTGGAAACTCAGAAAGGTCTCTAGCCTTATCCAAGAAGTTTAGTGCAATCTGTCTATTTCCCTCAGCTAGCTCCAGATACCTCTTGAACTCCTCACGAAGTCGTTCACAAGTCTGGAAGTGATGCCGTGCACTTTCTATCTGTCCATATACCCTGTCTGTAATGGTAGAACGTGCCTTCAAGGCCTTTTCATATTCATCGTTTTTTGCTTCCCATTCTTTTTTTAACATATTAAATTTAGTGGCCTCTTCCTTGATGGAATCCCATTGTTCTTGGCTACGATGAGTTTCGGTTGTAATCTTAGGGTAATTGTAATCACTTTCACAAAGACGCTTCAAATACCGATTGTGATAGTCACTATCGTATGTGGATTCAACAAGCCATCCGCCACATATAGCTTCTAAAATTCGTCTCGCATGGTCAGCATCACAAGTCATAACACCTGCTACTGCAAAGCATTGTGTATCTGGTTCAGGAAGATTTGCCTTTGGCTTTGGCCCAGGTGAGGGCGGAAGCATCGGAACGCCTTCAAGGGCACACTCGTAGTCAATTAAGTTGAGCACTCCCTTGTCAGTAAGTTCCAACAACTCACTGTCATTAAACTCCTCTAGTCGTTTCATCCTTCTTCTCCTTTCTTTAAGGTTATTTATCCTGGAAAGAAATAGATCCAGTCACCATCTGTTCGCCCAACACTATTTAACCTCCTTTCTCTACAGGCTGGACAATAAAGCCTGTTCGTTGTTAGTTTCCCACAGTCCTTACATACGTAAGTTCCTGTACCTTTCTCTACCTGCTTACTATATGCATAGGACTTCCTCTCCATCTTCTTATCTCTTTCTACCTTCCTCTCATATGCCTTCTTAGCCTCTTGACACTTAGGCTTTAGACACCACCTTCTGCGGTTTCTAGGGTTGTCCTTCTTAGGGATCACCTTCCCACAGTGTCGGCATACAGTAGGAGGCTTAAGAGGCTTATTGCTCATAGTTTTACTCCAAGTTTCTTGGCTAGTTCTTGTACCTGTTGTATAGTGAACTCCTGTGCCTTTGGCACTGCCTTGTCTTTTTTAGTTACAACCTTCTTCCTTCCGTCTCCTTCTGCAAGGTCAGCATCCAAGGTCTCATACTCCTTCTTGACCTTGTACCACTTCTTGAAGGAATCCTCATACATTTTCTTGTAGAGGACTACATCAGTGTACAAAGGTTTTAACATCTCTTCCAACTCACTCAGCCGTTTCAATGAATCTATATCCAAGTTCATGGCTAATTTCCTTCTTTCTTTCTGCCGTTAGTTTAATTTTCCTGTTTTTACATCTGTACTTTATCCTACGCTTAGGCACATAATGCCTGTAATATGTACCTGGCCTAATCAATGATATGTGCTGTCCTAGAATGCTTACCACTTTATTCCTCCTTTCATTTTTAGTAAGTTGGCTAGACTGTGATACTTCTGCTTTGCTGATCTAAGACGTAATTCAGCCTTGTCCCTTTCATGACCGATACATCCTATGTAATAACAAGCTGTTTTCTCATACTCTTTCTTTGCTATTAATACTTCCTCAATCTGTTTTTTACTTTTCATCTTATTTCCCTAAAAGATAAGGTCATCAATATAGTCTGGCTCTAAGCCAAACCACTCCTCGCAGATGTCAAAGGGCATGTCGCCCTCTGCTAACCTGTCCATCAAGTCAGCCTTTGCCAAAGAGATGAGTTCATCTGCCTCACTCGCACTCATCCCATCCCTTTCCATCAATACTTTCTTAATACTGTCCATAGAAACAACCCCCGATCAAAGATTATTATTTCTCACTATCAATTCCATCATATCACAAATTTCATCATTTGTCAATAAGGTTATTCATTTTCAGTTCGTTCAAATTTTGAACGATCTTGCAACCCATCCAGGTACTCCCTCATAGCTTGTTCCTCCCTCTTATCACTTTCCTCTATCTCCCTCATCTTAGTCCTCATCTCTTCATCACTCATACTTTCTTTCACCACCTGTCTTTCACTACTCTCTATCTTATTATATATCTCTACCAAGTTATCCAACCCTCTGTTATTCAACCTTAACTCAACTTCACTTTTCTCCCCTCTATGTACTATATTATACTGTTTAGGTGCAGCATACTTTGGATCAATACCCTCAGCCCTCATCCCTTCAAATGCTATAGCTTGTCCTAACTTCTTAGAAACCCTATTCTTCATACTTTGTTGATATAACCCTCTGTCCATCATATACCTATGAGCCTCCACTACTGATTCACATCTCTCTACAATCATCCCATTAGTTATCAGCACCTCTCTTAACAACTCTATACTCCAGCTTACCAACTGACTCATACTTCTCACATACATCCCTTCTCCTGCCCAGTACCTATCCAACTCAGCCAACCTACATACATCTACCCTACTCGCTACCGGAACAGTCCTTTCCTTCTTTACATCATCCATCTTATTATCCCTCCACTTAGTTATTTGTTTGCATTGTTTGCAACGTTTGCAACGTTTTCAGTTTGTCTATCCACCCTCCACCCAACCACCCATTAAACGATCTAATAACATTCTCTCTAACATATATATCTTATACTATATATAGTGTGTAGTATATACTATATTATATCTCTCTTATATATATACTACTATA